ATGAGTGTGTCGCAAATCGTGGAAACGAATATGGGGAAAGGTTACCGGAACGACATGTACCCAATTAGTGGGAGTACGTTTGCTGAACGCAGAAGGGCAGCGATAAAAAAGATAGCTCATAGCTTCCAAATACTCGGCTTGTTAGATTTGGTACAAGCTGAATATCAAATTGGAGAACTGTCTAACTTGCAGTTTTTGGAGTTGAGACCAAGGTGAGCTTGTATGAGTCAGATTATAGGGGCTTTCCCCCTTTGGAGGTGTGAACCTTGGCAAATGTTATCGCTGCGATAGAGCAGCTACTGGATATGCGTTTGGAGTTGGATGATACGATACGACTGCTCGGTTTTGACCCGGAAGCATCGGACCGTCAGCAGGCAGGGACGGACGAGCGTGTGTTGCTTCATTTACAGGATATTTATTGGGCACTCAGTCGGGAAATTCCCAGTGTGGATTACGCAAAGGCGCTGGTTCAGGAGGCAGTGACTTTTTGCAAAATTAATTTATTGCAGGAACAAAAAATGAGTAGTCCACATGAAAAAAAATTTATGATTATATAGAATTAGATTTAAATTTTTTTGTGAAATTATACAGTCCCCTATGCTTAATTAACCATAGGGGATAAGGTTAGACGTTCAATTTATCGCAATAAATAATTGTTAGATAAATTTATGGAATCAGCGTAGTTAGTTAAGAAAGAGTAGCAAGAAGTGAATTTATTTTAACTAGAAAACTATAAACAATTTGTGCTTAAAATGGAACTTGAAAGAATTGTCTGGTAAGTCAAAGTTGGAAATACCCAACCGGAAGTGGTACCAAAAGGTCGGCTATTATGAATAAACATATAAAAAGACTGACCATTATTAGTAGTGAGATATGCCCACTTACCTATACAACCAGGTGCATATAAGATGTAAGGGTTTCCTTGAGCATCGGTTGGAGATGGTGTTGGAGAAGGATAGGGAGTTACGCCTGCCGGAAAGGGAGGTTGCGAAACGGTAGATGTAGGTGTTGGAAAAGAGGGGGGAGATGAAATTGATCTTGTAAAGGATTTAGTTTTTTTCTCATTGATAATTAGTCTCCTTGTTAATGAATTTGGTCTACTTTCCCAAGATATGCAGCTTAATTCTTTAAGGGAATAGGTGTCTACCTAAATTCATAAGGGAAAACTGTATATGAAGATTAGTATTTCCAGAAAGTTAAAATGGAGAATGTTATAAAAATCCCCAGATTCCTTGGCCGGGCTCGCGGGGGTCACTAATAGTAAATCATTCCTCCTGACATTATATCATATGACAAAGGGGAATGAGGGGAATGGCGATGGTATGGGAACAAGGGGAGCTCTTCGCGAAAGCAATTAAACAGGAGATCCAGCAGACAAAGTTCCTGCTCGAAAAATATACAGATATGGTTGCACTTATGAAAGACTTTGAGCAGTTTGAGCAGGATCTTCAGCAAGTAGGTATTGATGGCGAAGCAGCTCGCCGCATCGATCAGACTGATTTGCATGCAGACAAGACAGTAAATGCTACGATTCTGATCGAAAAGCAGCGTTGGGTCTACAGCAGGTATAACTTTTATACGAGACAGCTTCGCCGGGCGCACGGTCTGATTAAGGATGATGACGCCCGTAAAGCGATAGAATACCGATATATTCAGGGTTATACCTATAAAGAAACATTGCTTTTCTTCCGTCGCAGTCTCAGTGACAGCACTATCCGACGTAAACTTGGTGAGGGTACTGAGAGTATGGAAAACACATTGAAATTGATGGGATTCTTTGATATGAATAATACGGAGCTTTAAGTAATTTATCCATGGAGTGAAAGAAGACGTAATTAAGTGAGCAGAGTAAGAATTATGCTTTTTTAATCCTATAAGTTATAACAATCAAGTTTAATTATAGATAGAATATTAACAATTACTTACAGAAGCATCAATCGATTTTATGGAGAAATCTTAATTTCGAGTGGGTGCTTTTTTTGATTACAAGGAGGGGGGGATGAAAAAATCGAAGAAGTATCAGCTCAAAAGAGTCTATAGAGGATAGATTAATAATATGTGGAAGTTATCAACAATATAGAACGTTTGTTCCTGTTGATATTGTTGATAACTTGTAATATCATAATCAACACAAGACATCATCCAATTATTACATATGAGGAGTAATACAAATATGAAAAGGAATTCTTTGCAGGAGCATCAGCATTTGAACATAATCAAACTGATTTCTGAAAGACTTCTTAATAGTGGGTACTCCGTGTTAGCTGATCATATAGATTGGCCATATGGTAGACCACTTCCCATAAACGGACAGCACCCAGATATTTTCGCTTTTAATGCCTATGAGACAATTATATACGAAGTACAAACAAAAGACACATATCAAAGCAGATTTGTTATAGAAAAGCTACGTTCATTTAGTCAAAATCCTGAATTTAGAACTTACATGGTTCTTCCATTTACGTTTGGGTTGAATGAGCACATTCCTAAGGCTCAAGAATTACTGAAAAAAGCAGAGCTTAATGTCCATTTAGCTACATGTGATTTAAAGCGGAATGAAATTGAATTCTATTAAATATAGAAAGCATCCGAGGGGAGTCAAAGAAAAAGATGAAGAGATTTACGCTTTATTTAGATGAAATTCTAACTGGTGGCCATTTTGAGCATTTTTGCTTAATGGGACTTGCTATTGCTGAAGAAGACTATGAAAAAAAAGTAATACCCTATGTTAATGAGTTGAAAAAGAAGTTTTTTGGTGATGATAAGGTGATAATTCATGAAATGGATATAAATAGGCATAAGACAGCAACACCATTTAAGGTATTTCAAGACAAGCAAAAACTTCAAGAGTTTTGGAATGATATCACTAATATGTTTAATTCATATGATATTCCTATATTCGGAGTTAGCATTCATGAAGATAACTGCAAAAAATTATATGAAAATGGTCGGGATAAGTATTTTATCGCGCTTCAATTAATTATGGAAAATTTCGTTCACTTTCTTGAACTCAATGATGCAAAGGGTTCTATTTACTTGGAATCGACCAATTCTGATCCGGACCAGAAAGATCAACAATTACAACATCATTTTCATTACCTTATGGCTCAGGGTACTCTATTTTATAGTAATAAAACTGTCCAGAAACGTCTCAGTACGATAAATTTTAGCTTAAAGCCAGACAACGTCATTGGGCTACAAATTGCAGATTTATTACCTAACACATGGAATCGAAAACTTTCCGGTAAGTCGCAAAGAACTTATGGTTTGCTTGATGTCATAGAAAAGCAAGCATATGATGGGGGGTGCAATAAAAAGGACAGATTTGGACTGAAGATTATACCATAAATTATTGACTTCATTGCTATAAAAGGGTACCATATAATTGTGGTGATTGCGAAAGCCTTCTTCACAAATTTCTTGATAAGAACTGCGAAAGCTCTTCTTAGTACTAAAAGACATGTATTTTTTTGGAGCAAGTCGATGATACTGATACTATGATACATGGAGACTGCGAAAGCTCTCTTCTGTATCAATAATTGAGGGAACTGCGAAAGCTCTTTCCTCAAAAGAAGCATCCTTCGGGGTGCTTCTTTTCGTAATTATTAAGAGTTTTTGGTTTTAAATTTTAGTTTCCGCTAACTTTATTCTGTTTTTTATTAAGGTTCAATTTTTTTGTTTTACATTTTATAAAATGAAATGATTTACCAGAACACAACTATAGTCAGAAGTGATTGTCTGTATCATTGGTCGTCTGCTTAGCAACTTCTATTCATAGAAGCGGTGTTTTTTGACTGTAAGATGGGCATAGGATGAACATTTATTGGCTAAAAGTTGAGCACCACATGACGGTTTTCCCATGGTATATTGATAGCGTGGAAATGAAGGAAACAGACGATGGGCTGGCGAATGTGCCGGTCCTTTTTTTGTTGCTCTCTTCCTAATCACATGGCACGCGCAGGCGGCAAGGCACCAGTTAACCAGCGGAAACATGAACAGTTTGGTCAGAACCCTTGCGAGGTTCAATTCCGCAGCGTGTCTATTAAAGTAGCTAATCAACTTCCCTTTTCTGTCGATATAAACAGAAAAGGGAGGGATTGGCAAATGAATAATAGAAAACCGATGTTATTTATTAAATTTGGGCAGAAAGAGCACTTGGAATCGTTGCAAAAAGGAAACTTATATTTAAATAATTTAGACTACTTTATACAAATGGAAAAAAAGAATAACAAAAAGGGAATGGGTGATAAGTCAGAAGCATCTTTGATGTTGACAAATGTATCAATTAAATTTTTTCACCATGATACACATGAGCTTGCTTTTACATTTGATTCTGCCAAAACAAGTTTACGGATGGATGAGGTTCTTACAAAACCCGTTTTCTGTATTATGTGGGTCGCTGCTGAGGATTTCGAAGTAATTAAGGAAGATGAGAATGAAGTAGAAGCTGTGTTATCCTTTGATGCTGAGCAACAGAAGGAAATGCTTTCTGAGTTTGGAGATCATGCTCTAGTAATAGAAGCTGCTAGATTTATAGAGGCTTTGGAGAGAACTTTGGATCAAATGGAGTTATGTTGTGCAACTAGCAAAATTGATTATATAAATTATTCAACTAACAAGAATGCACATCTACCGGAATTAATGAATAATGATCTGTCTGTTTATTTTAAGAAAGATCATTCACTTTCTTATCAAAAAGAGTTTCGTGCTGTTATTTTAAATAAAGATATTGAGGAACCCATAACAATTAATATTGGGGATATGACTTCCTTTTCAGGAATTCTTCCTTCTCCTCATCTACTAAGTGGAGGATTCGGCGTTAAAATTAACCTGAAGCATGAAAGTTCATAAACTGTGAAAAAAGTAGAGTTTCGTAGATAATCAGTTAGTTGTTAACTGTGACGAGTGAATTTATTGATTGACCATTTTCTGAGCGATCAGTAAAATGGTCTTGTTCTTCCTCTCTAGTAACTAAGTACAGATGCTTTTATGCAACAGCGTAGCGTTTTGCATCCCGCTTGCGGGAATAGGCTCTACCGCTGTTTATTTTTTCGGGTTTTAAATAAGCGCCTCAGTTCATTTGGTGCTGTAAATACATAGGCAGATACAAGTCACTCATTTGGGTGGCTTTTTTAATTGCCTTGAAAGGATTTTTGGTTTGAAGAAGAAGCAGAAGAAAGGAATTTTGCTTTACATGAAAGGCCCACCAAAACAGCCTAAAAAATGCAAAGGTTGTGTGTGGGGTAGATGGGATGGGGTTAAACAGTTTTGTCCGAAGCCCGGTAATTGTGTTAAAGAGGGAAAACCTTCCTGAATGTCGAATTTTGGAATTAGACAAAAGCTAGGGGGGAATCCTTTTGAATGTTTTTGAAGGTGCAAATGTAGATATATGGGGTGCTGTAGGAGGAAATAGACTGCTAATACTCATTGGAATGTTAATATTTTGGATCGTAGTATGTGTGTTTATTAGCAAAGTGCTTGATAAAAGGACTACTGGTACAATTGCGGGCGTTGGTGGTTTAGCTATCATGCTTTTTTGGGTCATGCGTTTTCTCAATTAAAAAGGCATCCTTCGGGGTGCTTTTTCTTTTGCTCTCATACGACAATATGCGAGCTATTCTGAGCCTTCTTCCTGTTATACGGACGAATGCCGGAAGGAGTACAGCAAAGAGCAGAGAGAGGGAATATACACGCTTTGACAGCCTGTTAGCCACCTACCCGAATAGTGGAAACCAACTCAACACAATTCCTAACTTTAAAATTCACTTAAATGGAATAAATGAGAAATTTCTTTGGTATAAATGATACTTAACTGTTAGAATAAATTTGAAAAATAATTAATGAAGGAAGTACAAATATGATTAAACTAAGAGATCCAGAAATTAGAGAGGTTTTAATTGAAAGACTCATAAGTGAACACTCTAAATCATCGGAGACTCTGATCATTAATGAAATGAGTGTTAGTCAAGGATTGTCTCGTGTGGATGTGGCAGTTCTTAATGGTATTATGCAAGGTTATGAAATTAAGAGCGAAAGTGATAAGTTAATAAGATTACCTTTACAGGTTACTGAGTACAATAAGGTTTTTGAAAGAATGACTATTGTTACAGCAGATAGTTACTTAGAAGGTGTAAAGGAAATTGTACCATCTTGGTGGGGAATAATAAAAGTCTCCAACAAAAAGGGGATTCCTACTTTACGAACTGTAAAGAAAGGTAGAGTTAATCCTTCATTGGATTCATTAGCCTTAGCACAATTATTATGGAGAGATGAGGCAATTGACCTTCTTAAAAAAAGGGGCTTGGAGAAGGGGGTCCTTTCCAAGCCTAAAAGAGAAATATATAAAAGGATTGCCGATTCTGTTAAACCTGAGGAGCTAAAGTTGGAGGTAAACCAGTACTTGAAGACAAGGAAAGGCTGGCGAGGTCACTTGCTACCTTAGTCAGGTGATGATTAATACCTGCAACGACCCATGCTTCCAAGTTTCCTGTCGTACCTCCGTTTGCACAGTTGTAAATGTAGGAGTCTCCGAAAGAAAAATTTTGTCCAGAAAATCGTGGGTCAGACACTACTGCTACACAAATGTTTCTCATGCATGAAAAACCATTTCCAGTCAGATCGCCACGATGAACCCAGTATTCATTATCACAAGTATACTTCAGACTTGAGATAATTTTATTGAGCAGCCATGGTTCAAGATTTACAAAGTTCGGATTAGTAATAGTGTAGTCGCCAAAAGAAGGTTTCCGTACAAGATTCGTTTTCATAATTTTAGAAAAAATATTCCATTCAGCTCTAGGAACAGATCCTGAGCTGAATTTTTTTATTGTGGTAGAAAAAGTTTTAGGAATACTTGTTGCACAAATCGTGAGCGTTCTCCATGAATTAATGTCAGGGAACTGAATCAAGGAGTTGATAATCTGACTGTAAATAGCTAGTTCTTTTGCTGGATTAATTTGTTCAAAATCGATGACTATATCAGTTTCACTCTTGTCAACGTGAGCCAAAGATAGGAGGTCATCAATGTCAGATTCAAGCTGAGTAATGTCATCCAGCTGTTCTTCATGGATTCTGATGCAAATACCTCTTTGGAATTTTTGTACAACATTATATACAGCACTTTGGTATGAAGCATCTCTTGCTGTTCCTGTAACAGGAATAGTCTGATTACCTTCGTTCTCAATTGAATCAATTATGAATTCAAGAGGATGTTGTCCAGTAGAAAGATAATCATCTTCAAAGTCTTCATTGTCATAAATGGGTGCGGAATCGACAAATACTGGTGCAGTAGATTTCCAACAATTTCTTAAATCCTTTCCAATGTTTGCAAGATGTTCGTCAATAGTCTTAGTGAAATTTTCAGTTCTGTGATTGTATGGTACTGGTTGAATCTCTAGTAAAGGAGTAATACGGCTTTTAATCGTAGGAGTCAGGTGTTCTAGAGCAGTTCTTTCACCTCTTTTCCATTTTATTACTGCTACATAATGATCTGAACTAAACAATGGTCGTTCCTCCTATTTTTTATTTTCTTATGTGTGAAATAAGAACTATTTTTAATCTAACACAAAAGAACCATAATTTACATTTGATTTTTCCTTATACTTCTAGAAGGTACAATATATGAACATCAGAGTCATTCCAATTGATCAGATTAATGCAGCAGCATACAACCCGAGGGTTGACCTTCAGCCAAGTGATCCAGAGTACGAGAAGCTGAAGCGCAGCCTTGAGCAGTTTGGATACATCGATCCGATTATCTGGAACGAGCGCACCGGGAACATGGTCGGTGGCCATCAACGCTATAAGATCATGGTTAATGAGCTGGGGCATACCGAGTTGGCTGTGTCGATTGTCAACTTGGACGACCAGCAGGAAAGGCTTCTCAATCTGGCGCTTAATAAGGTCGTCGGGAGCTGGGATGATCAAGCCCTTTATCGATTGCTTGATGATCTGCAGGTGAGTGGAGCTAATCTAGCCCTGTCCGGCTTCGATTTGGAAGAGTTTGAGGATTTGGCCGCAGAGTTGGCTGTGCCACATGATGAAGCTTTGGACCTTCCGGTTACCGATGATGACTTTGACGTCCAGCGTGCCCTGGATGAAATCAAGGAACCGGAGACCAGGCGCGGGGATGTATGGCAGCTTGGCCGGCACCGCTTGGTGTGTGGAGATGCGACCAATCCTGATGATGTTGCACTTTTAATGGATGGAGCCAAAGCAGCGCTGGTCGTTACTGATCCACCTTATAATGTGGCCGTTGAGAGTGTTTCAGAGCGTCTGGCAGCTGATGGCCGTAGCAGCATAATGAACGACAACATGCCCGCTGAGGAGTTCGCGGGCTTTTTGTATGCCATTTTTTCCAACTATGCAGTGGCGATGCAGCCAACTGCAGCTATATATGTATTCCATCCTTCATCCTATCAACGGGAGTTCGAGGATGCGATGAACGCAGCTAGCATCGTCGTCCGGACACAATGCGTCTGGGTTAAGAATGCGGCCACATTCGGCTGGGCACAGTACCGTTTCAAACATGAACCAGTCTTTTATGCTCATATGAAAGGCAAATCTCCTGCTTGGTACGGTGATCGGACACAGACAACGGTATGGAAGGCTGGCTTACCTGTTGAGGACCCGCTGCCTGAGACAGTATGGGAGGTTTCGAGGGGCGATGTGAACAAGTACGTCCATCCTACTCAAAAGCCTCTTGATCTGTTGGCCATTCCAATTAAAAATAGCAGCCAGCGTGGTGACGAGGTTGTCGATTTCTTTGGCGGCAGTGGTTCCACGCTTATGACATGTGAGCAGATGGACCGGACATGCCGGACATTGGAACTGGACCCGATTTTCTGCGATGTAATTAAAAAACGATTCCTGGAGAGTACTGGCATTGAGCCAGTCTTGTTGCATCGGGCTGAACCCGTAGCATAGGAAAAAGGAGGACGCGCTAACGTCCTCCCCCCAATCCAGGGTATCCCCCGGCTGAGACAGCGGCCCGCCACGCGTGGCATTTTGCGAACATCCGCTGTCTCGCATTCCAGTATATAGGAAAGCCGAGGGATACGACAATGGGAACAGACAACGAACAACAAGATGCATTACTACAACGTGAGATAGAGATCGTCGAGGGAATCCTCGAATCCAAGGCGCAGTACCGGAAGATTGTTAAGGCTGGTATAGCTCAGTGGGTCAAAGACCTGCAAGCTGGAAATATAAAAATGCAGATGGTCCAGGACTTGGATCGTCTGATTGAGTTGGATATAAAGCTTCAAAAGGATGAGCTGTAAAAGCACATAATAGTCTTGCTAGTTGATTCATAAATATGGATTTATTAAACAATAATATGATTATATTGTAAGGATAATTAAAAACATGGAATCTTTTAGTAGGATGAGGAGGTAGTTAAATATACAAATATAGGAGGAATAAGCTTTGAAGAAGAAACATTTAATTGCATCAGCCCTAGCTTTAGGTATTATTGGCGGGGCTGTTGCCGTACCCAATGCAATTTTTGCGGATTCCGATGCTGTGAGTACTTCCGCAAATACATCGACTTACGGGAACCATGATGAAGTGAAAACACCTGGTAATCATGACGTGGGTCTTTTTAAAACAAAAGACCTTTTTAATGTGGTCCTTGACGGCAAGTCGCCATTAACAGAGTTCTCCATATCTCCTGGATATGGTCATGTTAAGCTGCGTGTAAAAAACAACACCAAGGCGACGCTTACTTTTACCTTAAGGCATGTCAATAGTGGGGATTATTTACTTACCAAGTATGTAGGTGCTGGTGAACCATTTACTTGGTATAGCACGGATAGCTTTTCAAACGGAATGCGCGCAGGAGACTATGAAATACAATGGCGTGCTGGCGGAGCTTATGTAGACGCCACAGCTTGGGGTATATCAGCCACTAGCTCAGATGAACTTTAATTAAACCAAGTTATAAAGTTTTGTATAAAAAAAGCTAACTGGTATCTCGCTTGATTGGAGAACTTTTTTACTTATACTGGAACGAGGTGAGAAGAGCTTCAGGCCATTCGGTTTGAAGCTTTTCTTGCTTCGTTTATAACTCAAAGGAGAAATGATATTTATTGAAAAAGAAAACATTTTTTTCATCAGCCTTATCTTTTTGTTTGTTAGGGGCTGTTGTTGTGCCGAGTGTGATCTGTGCAAGTTCAGATGCGTCTGATTCTGCAAATACATCCAGTATTGCGATCAAAAATGCTGGTAAAACAACTACTGGTGACCATGTAATCACTCCGCAAAGAGCAAGAGATGTTTTTAATGACACGTTCGAAAATGAGAAGAACCCAGTATCACGCTTTGTTTTAGATCCTGGATACGGGCATCTTAAAATTATGGTAAAAAATACAGGTGATTCAACAATGACTTTTAGCCTGGTGCATACAGACAGTAATAAACAATATATTGTTAAGACTGTTGGCGCTCATAAAAGTTTGACCTGGGATAGTGTAAATTCTTTTTCACAAGGGCTGCGCTCTGGAAATTATGAAATACAGTGGAGAGCTGGCGGCGATATTGTGCATGTCACAGCATGGGGTGTGTCAGGAACTGATTCTGCCAAAGTAACGCCTCAAAGGGGTATAGGTGTTATTGATGTCAGATTAACCGGAGGTGCTACCGCAGCAACTGGCTTTGTTATCCCTAAGGGGCATGGACATGTCAAACTCAGTATAAAGAACTATTCGGACCATCCTGTCAAAGTTAGTTTGACACATGAAGGTTCAAACAAAGAATACATTAGTGCTTTACCAATCGCTCCTCATGACACAGTTATTTGGAGAAGCACAGATGAAGGCTACTCATCTGGTATGCGTTCTGGATATTATACATTTCAATGGCGGGGTGCCGATTATAAAGTAGATGGACATGTTTGGGGAGTCGTTGGTACACAGCCTGCGGATGTACAATAGCTTGTGAATTATTTTTAACTCAAAGGAGTAATGGAATTGGTAAAAAAGAAAAAAATATTTCTTCCATTAGCCTTATCTATTGGTTTGTTGGGGGCTGTTGTCGTGCCGAGTGCGATCTTTGCAAGATCAGATGCGCCTGATTCTGCGAATACATCCAGTATTGCGACCAAAAATGCTGGCAAATCAACTACTGGCGACCATGTCATTACTCCACAAGCTACTGATGGACAAATTGTCGATCGTCCAGTAGCTGGATTTAATGATTCTGCTGATTTTGACGTTAAACCAGGGTATGGATATGTAAGATTGTATTTGAGAAACACAGGAAACACTACTATATCCTTTACCGTAAATCAGGGAAGTGTATCTGGTGCGGAAAAGTACAGCGGAACGGTAAAACCGGGTAAAACATTCGATGAAATATTAAATTCAAGCAAGGCGTGGTCCTCAGGGAAATTTTATGTTAGTTTAAGTAGCGGTTCTGGTTCCATGTCTGGAAAGCTTGGAGTTCGGACTAGCACTAATACGAATTTTTAAATATATTGCTGGGAAAGCGAGCCAATGAGGCTCGCTTTTTTTGTTGGGGGTGGTGATTGTGTAGCATGGCGAGAGAGCGAAGTCCTGAGCGGGACAAAGCAAAACAGATGTGGCTGGAGAGCGGAGGAGCGATGAAGCTAAAAGACATCTCCGCCGCTCTTTCTGTTCCTGAGGGAAGGGTCCGCAAATGGAAGTCTATGGACCGCTGGCAGGATGAATTGAAAGGGAACGTTTTTGATTCCTCCAATGGGAACGTTCCAAATGGAACGAAAGGGAACGCTCCTAATCCAAGGGGAGCGCCAAAGGGGAATAAGAACGCTGTTGGCAATCGCGGCGGTGCTCCCCCAGGTAACCAAAACGCCAAGGGGAATAGTGGTGGACCGGGCGGTCCCTATCGCAACAAGAAGGCCCTCAAGACAGGGATGTATGAAACTATCTTTCTGGATGCCTTGGAGGAAGACGAGCAAGAGCTGTTTGATCAGATCGATACTTCTCCTTTGGCACAGCTCAACGAACAGCTTATTATGCTGTCTATCCAAGAGCGACGGCACATGCGCCGAGTCAAGCAGCTTGAAGCTGGCCTGACCGACGAGGAAAAGAAGATCAAACAGGAGCTGCACCAGCGCAAGGACAAGGTTCCTTACACTAGCCCGAAAACAGGGAAGCAGATCAATCTGTCCGTTGAAACCGAAGGGATGAAGGTCACGGAAATTACGACCGTCACTACTTCCAAGCTGGATAAGATTTTGAAACAGGAAGAAGCACTGGTCAAAACCCGTGATAAAAAGCTTCGGGTCATTAACCTTATTGCCAGCTTGCAGCAGGAGGAAGAAAAGCTGGAGATTGCTCGCGAACGGCTGGAGCTGGAGAAACGTAAGTTGTTAGGCTATGGCGGCGCGGAAGGGGATGAAGACGACGAAGACGATGAGGAAGATGACGACGAATGGTAATTACTCTTGCTAAGGAGCATCGAAAAAGAGCCAAGCGGCGGCTAAGGGATCGGCCTGGAAAGTTAGACGAGCTAAAGAGGATCCTAGCCGATTTTGAACAGTTCTGCTGGCGTATGCTCAAGATCAAGACGAAGAGCGGCCACATTATGCCGCTGACGCTCAATGATGCTCAACGGACATTCGTCCGTGAAGTATTTAGGCAGATCGAAGCTGGCAAACCTGTCCGTATTATCATTCTTAAAGCCCGGCAGATGGGTTTTTCCACTGTCACTGAAGCGCTGATCTATTATTTCACTTCACTACAAGAGGCGAAGAACGCCTTTATTGTCGCGCAGTCTTCTGATGCCTCTAGCAACTTGTACGATATGTTCCAGTTCTATTATGAAAAGGTGCCGGCAATCATCAAGCCAATGAGCCGAAAAAACAATGCTAAGAAACTCACCTTTGAAAATCCAACGATCCGGACGGCAGACCGTCGGAAGAATCCGGGGCTCAAATCAAAGATCACTGTACAGACTGCGGAAAGCCGGGTGCTTGCCCGTTCGGACACAATCCATTATCTGCATGCTTCAGAAGTGGCGTTCTGGCCAGCCAAGAAGAAAAAGAAGCATCTATTGTCCCTACTGGCAGCCTTGTCCAAGGAACCGGGAAGCTTGGGCGTGATCGAATCTACCGCCAATGGCATGGAAGAGTTCAAAAAAATGTGGGATGCAGCCGTTAAGGGCGAGAGTGATTTTACTCCGCTCTTTTTTGCATGGTTTGAAATGCCTGACTATCGCAAGCCGGTACCGCCAGGCTTTGAGTTAATTGAAGAAGAACGGGAGCTGAAAGCAAAATATGGTTTGGACGACGAACAATTGCAGTGGCGGCGGTATACCATTCGGAACGATTGCGGTGGCGATCCGCGGCAGTTTGACCAGGAGTATCCTTCTGAGCCCGATGATGCTTTCTTACTGTCCGGTGAGGGCATCTTTGATAACAAATTCATCAAGCAGTTACGGGATGGAATCAGTATCATTGGTAGTCAATACGAGATCGATTTTGTTAAAGACAAGATCATCCCGACGCATGCTGGCGAGCTGGTCATCTATCGGCAGCCGGAGCAAGGAAAAAGGTACATTCTAGCGGCTGATACTGCTAAGGGGAAGGAAGACGGCGACTATGATGCTGCTTACGTAATTGAGGAGCGCACAGGTGAAATGTGCGCAGCTCTGCATGGCAAATGGGACACCGACTTGTATGGTAAAAAGCTGAACACGCTTGGTTTGTATTACAACACGGCACTGTTGGCCGTGGAGAACAACAACACTGGGGAATCCGTCCTGAATACGTTATTCAATACTTGCCACTATCCGCTGTTGTTCATGCACAAGAAGAGTTTAGGCTGGAACACCAACCAAGCAACGCGCCCAGTGATGATCAGCGACTTCAAGGAAGCGATCCGCGATCAACTCTACGACATCTATTGCCCAGACTTGTACAGCGAGTGCATGACGTTAATAGATAAGAATGGCAGAGCTGAGGCAGACAGCGGGTGCCATGATGACAGAATCTTGGCGTATTCCATTGCGTTGCAGGTCCGTCAGGTGGCTGATAAATGGTTTGAATGGTTTGAAAAGAAACAGCAGCAGCGGGCAGAGAGGTCCCGTGATGATTACAACGAGGAAGTGGGGTGGATTTAAACAATGAGTGAAGGAAATGCACAATGGTTTCAGATCAGCAAAGCAGACGAGGAACGGCATATACCGTCCAGCGCTCAATTGCCGGATTTATTTGACGATCTGTACGATCTTCACGGTCTGTTACCCTTTGCACTTGGTAATGACCCTGCTTCCTGTAAGCTGCTGGTCAAAAACTCCAACATCATACCGCAATGCATAGAGGCATACAAACGCAATATCGCTGGTTATGGTATTGCTCTAGAGTATTTGCCGGGCGAGAGTGATCAGACAGCCAAGGCCGAGTGGGATAAGGCTGAGAAGTTTCTTGAAACTTGCAATCTGGAGGATACCCCGGACGAAATCATCAGCCAGTTGATTGACGATTTGGAAAGTACGGGGATGGCTCATGTCGAGGTAGCTTGGCCTGTAGGTTCGGAGTTCCCGACTATCTTCCGGATGAACCCGAAATATGTCCGCTGTACGAAGGAAAGTAACAAGGCGACTATCAAACGCAAGAGGCGTATCAGCTCCACAAAGCAAGTAGAGGAGTTTTCACAGGAGATTTACGCCCGACGTTATGCTATGAAGCGCAATACATCTGTTGTGTGGTTCCGGCTGTTTGGGACGGAGGCAGATGAAGGTAATGTTGAAAATCAGATCATCCCGCTGCGCATTGGTCATGATGGGCCCTATGGGGAGCCGCGCTGGTTTGGCAATGCGCCTGGTGTTGTCGGCAGCCGTGAAGCTGAGGAATTGAATGTGAATTACTTTAGCAACGGACGCATGTTGTCCATGATTTTGACCGTCACCAATGGTCGCCTTACCAAGCAATCAATGGAACTCCTTAAAAATGTGAAAGGTTCCAACTCACAGGGCGGCATTCTTTATTTGGAGGCAAAAGGGGAAGAAACAGGCGGCCCGATGGATGAGAAAGTCGAGAAGGTTGCTATAAAGCTGGACAAGCTGAATGACCTTCTACAGCAGGATGCCTTGTTCCTGGAATACGGGAAGGAAAAAAAAGCTGATATCCTGTCCGCTTTCCGTTTGCCGCCTATCTTGGTCGGGCAAAGCTCGGACTACAATCGGGCGACTGCAGATGCCGCGCTACGGTTTGCTGAGGAGCAGGTTTTTGAGCCATACCGCAAGTGGATCATGGCAGAGATATTTAATAAACGCCTGTTCCCGGCTATGGATATATTCCGGGTACGGGCTGTTTTGCGGGGGCCGAAGATCATTGATCCTGCGGATCGCAAGGCTATGCTGGACTTTATCGCTGACCGGGGCATTATGCTGGTGCGGGATCTGATTCCGATTGCCGAGGATGTACTCGGCACAACGATTGATGAGACCAAGTTCAGCGAGGAATACCTGGATACGCCTATTGCCCAGCTCGCAGCCAGTCAGCCAGCACTGCTTGAGCCAGAGCCTGACACAGACACAGACGACATGCAGAATCGTATCGCTACAATTGCCAAACGCTTGTTAAAACAGGCTGACAAGGAGGCAGCTTTGCATGTGTGAGTCCTGTTGGGCGCTGATTGCCAAAGCTGACGATGACGAATTTCTTGATAGCCTTGAGCTGAGCTATGTTGAGCGTAAGGTACTTGAGGAATTGTACAAGCAGGGCGAGGACAAGATCATTGAGATTTTGGAGCTACAGGGGCAAGCCCTTCATGATGCCATTTCGGAACTAAGCGAGGATGCCCTGGGTGATATCGGGGAGCTGGGTAAGGTACTTATTGCCTTGCATACCACGGATGTATTCGCAGAACTGTTTGAGCAAGCCATACAGGAGGCTTTTGAACCGCTGTTTCATTTGGCCGGGGAAACAGAGCTGTCCGCGTTGGACAAGGAAAAGGTCTGGAGCACCAGCAACAAGGCTGCTGGCCGTTTTACTAAGAAGCTTAAAAAGTTGGTTCCTGATATGAACAAAACTTCTACGGATGTGTTGCTGCGTAGCTTCGGCAAAGCCATTGAGGAAGGGGCTACACCTTCCGAGCGTGCATTACTAGTGCAGGAAGTTAGTGCTCAAGCGGCCAGCGGGGAAGATGGTCCATTTAGTATGCAGCGTGCGCAGCGGGTATCACGTACCATGAGCACAGCAGCCGCCAACGGTGGCAAGTTAGAGGGCTGGAAGCAGTCGGAGATTGCCAAGGGAAAGAAATGGCGGTCTGCTGCTGGCACACGTACCCGCAAGAGCCATCGCAAGGCCAATGGTCAGGTGGTTCCGTTGGACGAACCGTTTAAAGTTGGTGACAGCAAACTGATGTATCCCGGCGATCCGTCCGGTGAGGCAAAGGAAATCGTAAACTGCCGCTGCACGATGCAGTTGGTACTCGATTAATTATGAGGGGAGGTGAAAGAGAATATGACCTTTAAATTGAAGGATGCAAAGATTACTCATATTTCGCTGGTTGATAAGGGCGCCAATGGTGTACCGTTTGCAATCATTAAATCTACCGGGAAAAATGCCATCCAGAAGCAAGTACAGATTGCCAAGGTTGACGATGCCAAAAGGGTTGTAATCGGCGTGGTATACCAGCCAGACGTGACTGACGCTCATGGGGATCAGATGGATGCGGAGGAAATTGAAAAGGCCGCGCATCTCTTCATGGAGAAACAGCACACCTACAACATCGATAAACAGCATGATCTAGATACGGACAAAGGCTATGTAGTCGAATCCTATATTGCTCCTTGTGACATGGAGATCGGTGAACAAACTATTATTAAAGGCTCCTGGGTTGCCGGGGTAAAGGTAACGGATGACGACACTTGGGCTGATATTCAGAAAGGCGAGATTACCGGCTTCTCGATGTGGGGTGTCGGTAAGCGGGAAGAGATCAAGGAAGACGGGGAGGTATCCAAAGGGCTCTTGAGTAAAATCGTTAAAGCGCTCGGTGCAATGGGATTGATTGAAAAAGGCGCAGTCGCTGACAAATACAATAAGAACCGTAAGAACCGCGAATTTTGGGCTGCTCAGGATGCCTTGAATGCGGTTCTTTTTCGTTGGGATAGTTGGGAGAGCGGCATGGAGAGTGACCCTCAATTAATCCGCGAAGCCCTTCAGGACTTTGTGGACATCGCTCAGGAAGTGCTCATTCAAGAAGATATTGTTAAGGCAATCGGTAGCCCACCTGAGAAGATCGCCAAAGCTGGGAAGAAGATTTCTGCGGACAATCTGAAACACATTGATGATGCCATTGCTTCATTGACCGAATTAAAAACAAAAACTGCTCCTGCTGAAGAAGCTGAGCCTAAGGAGGACGACGATTTGAACACAGAAGATATTGCAAAGGCTGTACAAGCTGCCGTAGCACCAATTGCCAAACAGGTAGAGGCCCTGTCGACGCAAGTTACTGAATTAAAGAAGCAAGAAGGGGCGGAGTCTGGGCAGCCAGCGGGAACAGAACCACCTGCTGAACCGCAACCAAACGAGCTGACTGACGCGATACAAAAGGCACTAGCACCGCTGACTGAGCAGGTCCAAGCGCTGGCTACTGACGTACAAGTTGTAAAGAACAGCCGTGGTGGTTCCGCTCAAGGCGGTATCGTAGACGAAATTCAAAAATCTACTGGCGGCGTAAGCTTCGGCGGCCTGCTTTAATACCATGAAGGGAGACAAGCAAATATGAGAACAAATGGACAAATCATTCAAAAATCTGCCATCGTTACACCGATGGACCAGACTGCTCTTACTTACGAGCAAGTAGAAGCATTCATGGCGATGGCGTACGAAACTACGGAGTTTTTGAAAGGTATTCGCACAATCAATCGTAAAAGCGCCAAAGGCACAATTGATAAAATTGGTGTAACTGGTCGCAACCTTCGGAGCAAAGTGGAGAATGTCATGGCCTCGAATACAGCCGCACCTACATTTCCACAGGTGCCTTACGCAGTGGCTCCAGTAGTTCTTCCATTCGAAATTACGGAGGAATTTATCCGTCAGACTGGGCGCGTACGCGGTCAAAATGCTGAGGAAATCATCCTGGCAGCTATGACCAAAAACTATGGCGATAACATGCAGGATTTGGGCTTCAATGGGGATACAGCCACCGCTAATACCGACCCGGATTATGATTTCTTGAAAATCAATGACGGATGGCTAAAGCTGGCCAAGACCACGGGGAATTATGTCGACTGGACGACGCTCCCAGCTGAGAAAAAGCTCGGTATCTTTTTTGAATTGGAACGGTCCATCCCGACTCGTCTGCGCACTGGTGGGGTATTTAAATACTTCATGCACCCCAACACCTTCAGCGAACGGCTGCAAAAGCTGGCTGAAAAGGATACCAGCGCTTCAATTCAAATTCAAATTATGGGTGCTCAGAAGACAATTAACTCCTACGACGTTGTGGAAGTGCCACACATACCTGAAGGTAAAGTGCTCTTCACATATCACCAAAACTTTGCCCTGGTGAACACCTATGACATGCAAATCCGCAAGACCACGGAAGGCAAAGAGGCTATTTATGCGGATAAACGTTTCTATGCTATTCATTCCGACTTTGATTCCATTTTCGAAGAGCCGGCAGCAGTGTCTTTCGTAGAAGGGGTGACGTTCTGATGGCATATATCACGTACCGAGGAGAGAACACTTCTTTAATGCTTTACGGCATCCGGTTCCCGGCCAAAGTCCCGGTGCAGGTTGAACAAGGTGAGGTCGTTAAAAAGCTACGTGAACGCTCGGATTTTGATATCAAGGAAGATAAGGTTATTCCGCTGGAAGACCTGACCCTCGTCCAACTTAAAGACAAGGCTAAGGCTGCCAACATTGAAGGATTCGGCAGCATGAACAAGTCTGATCTAATTGCTGCTTTACGTGGCGGTGGTAAGCCTTCCGATAATACGCCACCTGCAGATGATCCGTCGAAACCGGAAGGGGCTGACGGTAAAAGTGCTGACGCCAACAATCCTCCAACAGCGTAGCCGGGTAACCCCGATCCAAGAGGCACCGGCTGAGCTGCTACAGCAATACATTGATGACGCGCAAGTACGTATTGAACTGTATCTGCCAATTCCCTTCCCGGCCGAACCTGATAAGCAGATTATGCTGGCTTGGACCAAGCTGGCGGAGGGATTGGCATTGCAGGACAGCGAGGAATATCTTGCATCCGTGGCGCGTAATTATGCGTCCGAGAGCGATGGTGCTTGGACGTACACCCGTCAGGCTGTGGAAGGCAAAACAACGGGTAATGCTGATGTGGACGCTATCCTGTTTCTGTGGGTGAAAAAGCAGACTGGACCGGATGATGGTAACATCACTGCATACGTGCTATGAATCACCGGTTTAAAACGCCATTGGCCGTGTATCGTGTTGGTCAAAAACGAGATGATGACGACCTATTCGACGATCGGAAATCCGGTAAGATAACTGACGTAAAATGCTTTGTCGTGACAACTACGACGGAAGCCAAAGCAGATTCTAAGCCGGTAATGTACATCGTCAAAAAGACGATAGGTATTCCGAAACAAGCTGACGTTAAACTAAGTGACGAAGTGGTGCTGCTAGGCCGCCGATACCTGGTGATCGACTCCATTCCGCGTCGTTACTGGCGCGAGCTGCTTGTAACATGTGAGGTGAAGGGAAATGACCGTTCATGATTTCGATGGACTGGCCCGGCGGTTCCGTCGTATAGCTGATGAAGGGATGGAACGTATTTTGCGTAACATCGCGGAGGCAGCCGGGGAAACACTGCTCAATCTAATCATTGATGAAATTGACCGTCAGGGCTTGATCGACACCGGGGCCATGTGGCAGTCCTTTTCCCGTGGCGACAATAATAACGTGTGGGAATGGGATGTAGACCGCAATGCGATCACGCTGGAGCTTGGTTCCAACCTGCCTTATGCACAATTGGTCAATGATGGCTACACCATTGAGAAGAAACATTTTGTGCCGGGTTACTGGAGTGGTGGCGGCTCATTTGTCTATGATCCGTCTGCCAAGACTGGGTTTATGGCAAAGCCGCGCAGCTTCATCGGCAGGCATTATTTTGATATTGCTGTGGAGCACCTTGAGGGAGGAATGAACCAACTCATCATGCGGCGGTTAGAGGTTGAGCTGGAAAGGATGTTGCGCTGATGATGGATGTTGGTTTAAAAGCCTGGGCCGAGATCGTGCGACGGGTGTATCCTGAACTTTCTATCTTGCGGGATCGGTCTAAATGGCTGGCTGGTGATTTTAAACTGCCTGCCGTGTTTATCGAGACGGATCTTGTTTCGGACAAGGTTCACACGCCGCGAGCTGATCGGATCATTGAAGATGTGGGGCTGGTGTTCCACTATGACAAGGAACGAGCGGACGAGCAGGACGAGGGGGAGCCTATACCGCTTGATCTTGACCCGTTGTTCCTCTACTTGCGGCAGCAACGGTTTAACGTAGCATCCAAGCGTTTTGGGGTTGTGCTGGTCATTGAGCCGCCACGGACCCGAAAAAAGGCCGACCAAGTAGAGGTCACCTTTAGGTACTCGTATTTGCTCAGTGTACCGAAGCCACTGGTCAATGACGATGGCAGCACAATTCAGAAGATTAACAATTTTTATATCAGTCACAACGGGGAGGAATTTGACGCATGACTGACGATTTAAACAAACGAAATAAGCAGGAATGGATAGAGAGCGCAGCGATCTTGAAGGCAGAGCCTTACGAGATTGCGGGCGCTCTTTTTGATTGTGCTGCTGACGTTTTACTTTCGCGGGCAGAAGTGGAGCGAAGACTGGATGCGTATTTGCATCCGGTCAAGGAAGCCCCTGCTTCTGTGCCTGTTAAACCAGAAGTACCACAAGTGAAAAAACCAAAGGAGGAAACGCCAAATGACAATTCAGCGGGTTAGGCCCAGCGCGTACATTGAATTGCTAGTAAAGGCACGGTCTCGGGTTGTTCCAACAACTGGCCGCGTACTCATTCCCTATCAGGCCGAATGGGGCGCGCCAAACCAAGCCGTAGATATGGCTGAAGATTCAGAGCGCCTAAAGGAGTCCGGCAAGCTTGTTGATGTACTGGAACTTGCTGCCGAAAGCGGGGCGACTGTTATCGGCTACCGGGTTACAAACGGGGAAGAAAAGGCTGCATCTGTCGCTGTTACTGACAGCTACACTATTGAGGCGCGTTATCCAGGAACACGAGGCAACGACTTTGAATATATGGTGCGTCCTGCATTAATAGACGACACCAAAAAGGAGATCGTGGTCCGCGACACTAAAGGTATCTATGATACTGAAACGTATTTAGTGGCTGACAAAGCCGCTGCTGTGGAAGCTCTTAAAAAGTCCGCTATGGTCCGTTTTAAAGATACTGGAGCTGCTGTCCTTGCAGACGTGGCTTACACCAAATTGGATGGCGGTACAACTGGCACGGCCACATTGGCAGCGACCGACTGGAATCGCATATTCAACCGGGTGTACGGCCTGACGTTTGATACTATTTATCTTTCCGCTATTGATCCGGCTGTACAAGCTTCCGCCAAACAATGGTTGCTGGATCGCCGTGATAAGGGCCACAAGCTGGCGACGTTGGTTGTCGCTGGCCCGGCAGCTACGGACGGCGACATTGAGGCGCACAACGCACGTTCACGGGCCATGAATGCCCGTTATGTAATTAACTGTTCGTTGGCTGGTGAACACACCAGCGGCAAGACCTACACATCCGTCGAATGGGCTGCATGGGTGGCTGGGCTGGTTGCGGGTACACCTGCCAATAAGTCATTTACGGGTGTTGAAGTGCCTATGACATTGGCAAAAGTGGACTGGAGCCACACTGAGGCACTAAAAGGACTGGCAGAGGGAACGCTGATGGCTACACGAGATGGTTACAAATATATTATCGAATCTGCTATTAACACTCTGACCACGATCGGACCAAATGAGCGTGAGGACTTTGGGAAGATTCGCGTATCCGCTACGATTGACCAAGTAATGAACGATATCTACGAAGCGGGCAAGCGTTGGAAGGCCAAGCTGGATAACGACAAAGAAGGCCGCGGCATGTTTATTGCTGCTGTGTTGGAATATCTCAAAATCCGTGCTCAGCAGAAGGCCATTGCAGACAAATTCAGTTTTGCAGAAAACCCTGATAAGACAAGTGAAAATGATTATGCATATTTCAAGCTCGGCGCCAAACCGCTTGATGCTATCGAAATTTTCTATACTGACTGGGAGGTGGAATAATAGATGGAACGCGAACTTATTGGACGAAATCTCTCGTTACAGGATGACAACGGTGAGGACGTACAGACGGTGAAAGAAGTGGAAGTGCTACTGAAACCAGAAAACTTGGACATTGTTCGAGCACGGCGCATGGCTAAAACGAAGCAACTCACAGGATACGAAATTTCAGTTAAAATTGTCATGTCAAAACTTGAATCGCGATTGCGGTACCGACTGCTGGACGACTTTAAAGCAGGTCGTACAATGTTTCTTCCTCGTATTACAGGTTCCTTGGAAGACCGTATCACGGGCAACACGGAACGTGTCCTTATCACAGGGATTCACATTCATGAGGAAATAGATATTCTTGTCGCGAAAATTGATGATAACAATGGTATAGACATTACCTTGTCGGGTACAGCAACGGATTTCGATTTCGTTGACAAGTTTCCGGATTACATGGCTTAAGTGGAACAAAGGGTTCTTTTCCGCAATGTTGATAGGCCTTTAGCAAAGATGGTCTAAAAAAATATGAATATTCATATTAGTTTTACAAGTTTTGATTTCATCCATGAAGTAGCCCATAAAAAATTCGAAAATCTAGCGATAATTTTACCAAAAGCTATTTATATTTGGATATATATTCTATATAATAGGTGTGTATTCCAAATATGAAAGGATGATGTAAGGTGAAAAAGAAACTATTGATTGGACTTTTAACTGTTGCAGCATGCTTCTCTTTAGGATCGACATCATTTGCTTCTCCGGCTGCCGCCGCCGCTCCAGATTCTCAAGCCGCAATTACGCAAGGGGTTACTACGAACGCAGTTATCAGTCGATTAACTCTTAAAGTAGGCGAATCGAGGTATCTGACTGGTTCAAGTTTTTGGATTAGTGGGGATCAGGGGGACAATAACCCAATCTATCTCAATGTTGATGGTCTAGTAGTTGGTCTGAAGCCTGGAGTCGCTTTGGTTGTGGCTGATCTACCAGATGGATCGGGGCAAATTGAGTATTACATTACTGTAAAATAATAAATTCCTAGATCATTTAAGCCTGTAGACTGACTCCAATAGGAGTAGTTTGCAGGCTTTTTACATGCAGTGATTATTCAAAATACCTGTGTTTTGATGAAAGAAGACTAATAAATTGGAGGAATCACAATGAGCGACAAATTACAAAAATATCTTGCGGCTGGCACGGCGGCGGCAAAGCCGGAACAAATCGAAGTGGAAGTGGCAGGAGATAAATGGTCTGTACGTCGTTTGACGACAATGGACATCCGACGTTGCTATGATGTGGCATTTAATGACGATGGTTCACCAAAGGAAACGTTCAATGAAATCGACGCTATGATTGTGCGGGCGACTGACCATGACTTCGACTGGAACAACATAGAGCTTCTGAAAGCTTACAACTGCATAAACAAGAATGAGTTGCCGCCACGAATGTTCAGCAACCCAGACCATTATGCAATCCTCAGCAAGGCGGTACGTAACTTCCAAGAAACTAAGGAAGAATTGCTGAAAGAAGCAAAAAACTCATACGGCAAGACGGAGAAGCAAGCTGGATAGCTCACTTTTGGGTGAACCAGAAAAAACTGCCTTCTGAGGTCTTGCCATATGAAATAGATGAACAGCGCCAGTATTATTTTTGCCTGGCTGCGTCGATGATCGCTGAGGAAGAGATGGCGCGTCTAAATAGGAAATAACCATGTCGAAACAGGAAGGGGGTGGGAACAATAGCAACTAAGTCAGTTACGGTGCCATTTGAGGCACGGGATATGATAACCGGCGCTGTCCGAAATATGCGTCGTATGCTTCAGGGCGCTCACGATGATCTGATGAATTTTCGTCGGGCTTCGGGCAACATGTTTGATGATTTTGTATCCGGTAGCCGCCGGGCGAGGGAATCTGCGGACGATCTAGGCAGACGGATCAATGGCGCGTCCGATGAAGTACGGCGTATGAATCAGATCCACTTGGACGATATCTTTCGTCGTGCACGTGCTGGAGCTGATGATCTTAGGCGTTCTGCTGATCGTGCAGACGCGGATATCCGCAGCATTCGTGATGCTAATGTGAAATTACGTGCTGAGGATTCTATAAGTCCAGTCGTTGACCAGGTATCTGACAAGATTTCAGCCTTGGCAGCTTTGGCGGGCGGGATTATGCTCGGTAGCGGTGTGAGTGATTCTATGTTTGGAGGCGTGTCCGATTACAGCCGTGAGGCGGCGCGAAGTGCAGCTTACATGCCCGAGAACATTCGTCAGCAGAGTCTTAATACGGTGGATGACTTGGTTAAAAAGGCCATTATTCCAGATCGTATAGAAGGAACCCGGCAACTTGCCGATGCAGCTCCTCTAGTACAGGACAAATCCAAGATGAGTGACTTCGTAAGTGCGTCTGCTAAAATCCAATACATTCGCCCGGATGCCGGAGCTGAGGAAGTACAGCGGGCGTTGTCTCAAGCGTCGAACAGTTTTAAAGAATCCTACAGTCAAGTGGCAGATTCAATGATGTATGCCTATAAGGAAGTAGGTGACAAACAACAGGACCTGTTCGATACGTTTTGGGAATACAGCCCATATTTCTCCAGCAGCGGCACCGACTCAGAGCAAATGAGTAATTTTCTAACACAGACGGTGAAGGGTGGGGCCTTTAATTTCGACAAGCCTGCCGACTTTTTCAAGGAGACGTTTGGTGTCAAAGCTCTGAATACAGGGGATATGGCGAATTACTTTACAAGTCGTGGGGCAGGGAAGGATGAGGCCCAACGTCAGGCGACGGCTTTCACAGACGATATCAATTCAGGTGACAAACAGCGTGCGCAAGGAGCCATAGCCGCATTGGTTGGTGATTTGGCTAGTCAAACGCGGAGCCAACTAAAACAATCCCTTGTAACTTTGGGTTCTGGCGCTGGTGAAGACAACGCTGATTCCATCCTGAAGACGTTCGGAACAGCGTTTCAAAAAGCACCAAACATGAAGGGCACTACTGATAATTTGCTTCGTAAGCAGCAAGCTGCTGACCCAATGACTGAAATGAAGCAAACTCGCGCTGAAATGAGCTTGCAAATGCAAGAGATTGGAACCAACATTGCTCAGGCAGCCCTTCCAGCTTTTAAGGAGTTTAACGCCTTGCTAGTGCAGAATAAGGACAACATTCAAGCGCTCGGTACTGGAATAACCAGTGCGATAACCGGAGCGACTAGCTTCTATAAAGATCATTTTAAAGCCATAAATACTGCCTTAATCGGGTTGGCTGCTGTACTGGTAGCTAAAAAATTATGGGCCTTTGCACAAGGAGTAAAGAAGTTCAACGATGATCTTTCAACTGCCGCTAAATGGGTAGGAGAGAAGGGAAAAGCGGGGGCAAATGCCACAGGCAGAGGAGTCAAAGCCGGTTGGAATTGGATTCGACGGAAACCTCCTGAACCTCCAGCTCCACCACCTGAAGAAACCCCAGCCCAACGAGCTGCCCGAATACGGGAGCGGATGGGCGGACGCGGTATTAGACGCCAATTGAGTGGAAACCGTAACCCTGTCGATGATCGTATTGGCGGTTTACGCTCTATCGCTTCCATGACTGTTAACGCTACGAAAGTCTATATAAATGGCTCTGTGTCTAGTGGCGGAGACGGCGGGGCAGGTGATGGTGGTGGCGATGGGGGCGACCAAGACAGAGATCGCCGCCGTAGACGAAACCGTCGTGGAGGGCGTAGGGGAGCGGGAGGCGGTGGCGGTAGACGTCGTATACGTATTAATGGTCCCCGTCCCACTCCACCAAGTCCACCTAACCCGAACCCAAGCCCAAGGGGATCGCGTGACAATCCTTATCGTATTCGTCGTCCAGCTCCACCAAATCCACCGCCACTACCGAGTCCGCCATCTGGCGGTGGCCGTCTGCGAGGTTTCCTGAAAGGAGCAGGCAAAGCGGCTAAAGTTGGCGGTATCGTTGGTACGGTTGCAAGCGTAGCAGCCGGTGCATATGACCTCTACCAAGCATCCAAGGATAAGGGATTGCGTGAGGCTGTATCTACGCAAGGCGGCGCGATGGTTGGCGGCGTGGCTGGTGGTGCTATTGGCGGGGCTTTAGGGTCTGCTCTTGGACCACTCGGCACAATGGCCGGTGCATACATCGGAAACATTGTCGGTGAAAAGATCGGGAAATTTGCCGATGAAAGCGGATTGACCCGGAAAGTGGTGGATGGTGCGGTTGGAATCTTTAATTCTGCCAAGGATACCTGGACTGGCGTGAAGAACTGGTTCACGGGCGACAAGAAGGAAGAGAAGCCCGCCCCCCCTCCTGAAGCAAAAATTACGATCAACAATCTGACTGAGCAGAAGCAGAAGCGTCTTCAGCAGATTGGCGACGATGTGCGCAAAAGCATAGTCGATAAAGGTCTTAAAGAGGGACTAAAAACCGTTGCTGAGCAACCAGAAGTTAAGCAGCGCCTTAATGCACTTAAAAATGCGTGGGGTGTTGTCTGGAAAATGGGTGACAGCAGCAAAGCCCAGAAAAGTATTAAAGATGTAGGAACCGCTTCTAAGAGCAGCGCGGATGAAGTGGCCAAAGGGGCAGCAAAAAATAAACAGAGTTTTAATAGTGTCAGCGCTGCGGCTAAATCGGCCGTGGACAAAACAAGACAGTATTTGTTGTCACTCAAAAATGTTTCATCCCAGGGCAATAGCTGGGGAAGTGATCTTATGTCCCGTTTTATTGCTGGTATGCGCAACCAGTTCCCAACACTATCCTCTGTTGTCAGTAGTGTTGCCGTCGTCCTTAAAAAGATGAAGGATGCGAAAGACGCTAATTCTGGCGGCGGTGGAATTACACCGAAACCTAAGCCAAAACCATATGCTCAAGGTGGATATATCAATCGTCCGCACGTCGGCTTGGTCGGCGAAGCTGGTTCGGAAATGATCATTCCGCTGTCAGCCAGCCGCCGCAGTCGGGGCCGCGAGCTTTGGGAACGAGCTGGAATAATCATGGGTGTACGTCCTTATGCAAACGGCGGCCAAGTCGGACGGCCAAGCCTGATAGGTGCGTCCAGTATGATGCCAATGGCACAGATGCTTAATCCATCAGCTTCGACTGCCCCGAAGTCTGTCAGCATTGAGAATATTAATATTGATTTTGGTGAACTCGCGAAAGGAATAACCAACTTTGTAGAGTTTGCAAAAATGCTTAGTAGTCCGCAAGGTCGAGCTCTGATCCGCAAGGTGGTTGGCGAAGAGGTATTGAAAGCATTAGAGAATGGAGGATAAGCGATGCTGGCACTATCGCAAGGAAAGATCCGTCTTACCTTTCCGATCACCCCGGCAGAGATTCAAATAACTGGAGGCAATGAAGTTGAAGCCTTCACTGTCATAACTGGTCAGGAACGCACAGGGAAACCCGTATCGAAGGTGAAACGGGTCTCTTTTTCTGCAATCCTTCCACGCTATTGGGAAGAGATTTGGGAGACGGATAGCAAACAAACGGTCACCTATAAAACACCAGAAGTAACGTGGAAGCTGCTGGAGCAATGGAAAGGAAAGCCTGTTGTACTTAACTTTGAGAACCTATTTAGTCAAACGATGCTCTTGGAGGGGATGGATCAGACGTACAAGGATGGACAGGGGAATCTTCATGGTAACTATTCATTTGTGGAGTATAAGCCTGTTAAAATCGTCTCTTACTCTAACTCTAAACAGGTTCTCAAGCCTGGAACCGTGATTACTAAACCGTCCAAAAGCCGCCCTAATACTACGGGCAAGAAGGACAAAAAGAACGATAAGAAAAAAGATGATAAAAAAAAGAAGGCCAAGGATAAAAGCAAAAAAGCCAAGGAGGACCCGAACGCTAGGGGCGCTTTTGACTATACCGGTTCCAAAAAGCGAATATCAGACAAGGTTTCCAAGGCGAAAGGGAAGTGATGCATTATGGACGGGTTTGCGGTTGTGTATGGCAAGGAGAACGCCCGGCAAATGCTGACGGATGGCATCGAGGAAGTGTCCTGGTCCTCTGGCCGGGATGAGATTGCCCGCAGCGCTACGGTACGACTTCGCAATGCGAGCAATATAAAGGTAGCTGGTATGCTGATGTGCTTTTCGCAAAAGGTCGGTGGTGCATTATATCATCACAAAAACCAATTTTTTCACGGACCTATTATCAAATACGAGCAGGACGAATTTACAGACGCTTGGGAAATTGAGGCGCGGGAGATCGGCTGGTATTTGAGCAAGAACAAGGGTACGAGGCCATACCTTAAAGGCGAGGCTGGAGCGGAGCTGCAACGATACATCAAGAGCACGGGCATTGACTTTCGCTGCCCTGCTCTCGGCTTTAATTTGGACGAGCGTTATGGAACGATGGCTCATTCGGAAATTGTACTAGACGTATTGCAAAAGGCATATGAGCGTAGCGGCTACAGATATTATATAGACCTTGTAAGGACTGAAAAGAGCTTTTATCTGCAAGTGATGCGCGAAGGGACCAATACCAAGGTCCCTATTTTTGTACCCGAACAGATGACCTCCAGCACGGAAGGATACAGCATCGAGGAAACATATACAGTCGTAACCGCACAAAAATGGAAGGATGATAAGATCGCTTCTGCTGTTACTAAAACGGCAGCAGGTGCGTTGAAGGCGATGGGCCGAATGGAAGAGATCATTGAAGTTGGTGAGGATGAAAAGCCGGAGACCATCGCTGCTCAGCGGTTAAAGGTTTTGTCTGCTGCCAAACAGATCAAGAAAATTACAGTTCGGCACACGGACCATACGTTATCCGGCTTGCGTTCCGGTTGGCTTGTCCTGACTAGGACCGATCATACTTCAAAATGGATTGTCGTCACGGCTGATAGCAGCTACAAGAATGGAACATATACCGTAACGCTGGAATTGGAAAGGAGGGAATAGCCGTGCTGAATGAAGCGCTCAAGCTTCTAAAAGATCAAACCAAAGACAAAATCGACGCACGGGACACCGAAAGGGCTACGCTTCTAAGTTGGCCAGGTAGTCCGTCAATAGAGGTGGATGGTGACCTTACTCCCTATCCAGCGGATAAACTGGTGTTTGCTGAGTATTTGTTGGATCGGGAAGTTAAAGCGGATTTCATAGCTGCTGAATATCTGGAGGGCAATGAAGCCAAAGGCAGCGTTACAGGCGTATTGGCTAACGGTGTAGTTTACGAAACAGGTGAGCCATACAAGCAGACCCCTCGCAGCTCGTTACGTGGCAAGCTGGTTATTCCAAGCCCTTTGCAGGTCGGAGATCGCCTGATTGTCTCCAGGCTGAGCGGTCAGCGGTATTATGTTCACGGGAAGGATGTGGGTGGACATGGCTGATGAGGAAAGCCTATTTCCCGTTTTGGATCTTTCCGAGCTAGATGAAGTAGAACTGACCGAAACCGTAGCATCTGAAACTAAATGGACGTATGTTATCGACTATCGCACACGGCAGATGGCAACCAACGACGATGGTCGTCCCAAAAAAACAGCTACTTATAGTGAATACCTTGTGCAGACGGCGATGAAAATCCTGAACACCGAGCGGTTTCAATACGTTGTGTACGACGAGGAAATAGGTGTAGAACGGTCTGAATGGGCCAACTGGGAGGATGTCGAGATCAAGCGAGACATCGAGGAAGCATTGACCGCGCATGCTGAAATATCTCAAGCAGAAGTGCTGTCTATGGAACGGGACGGCCAGAACATGTACTTGAAAATTAAATTAACTGGCTTAGCCGGAGAAGCGGAGCTGAAGGAGGCGATTGAACTGTGAATGTGAAATTAACGGATCTGCCGGCACTGCCACCTATGGCAATTTTGGAGGAAACCCCCGAGGAAGTCTATCGCCGATGGGTTAACCGTGCAATTACATTGGCACAGGAAAAAGGCTTGCCCCCGCCTCCTACTGATCCGGGAGAATATTTCTATGATCTGTGGTACCCGATAGCTATGGAATATTCCGAACAGCAGGAACTGTTAACGTATGCTTTCCTTCAGGGCTTCCCCATTTGGGCAGATGGCGAATTTCTGGATGGTCACGGGTGGTCGGATGGAATGCCCCGTAAAGTGGGCGAGGACGATGATACGTACCGATTGCGAATACTTGATCGTGCGTTTACTGAGGAAGGCAGTGGACGTCGTAAGGACTATGAAGCATGGGCGAAGGAACTGGAGGGTGTCGGTGGTGCTGTGGCTGTTGAGAAGGCTCGTAATGATGTATCCATAGATTTGTACCTGACTGACCTGCAGGGCAAACCAGTAACAGAAGAGTTCGCCGCTAAAGTTAAGACGGATTTATGGGAAAGTAAGCGGATTGCCGGGCATGATCTGGCCGTTCATCCTGCCCCAGTGTTCACGTTGCAAGTAGCAGCGAAATTAAATACTGTTCTTCCGCTTACTGAACTGATCGAACCAATCAGAAAGCGCATTGCTGATTATGCTCTTGGCCGTACAAAGCTTGTCTTTAATTACGTTGGTGCTGCTTTGTTGGTCAAAGGCGTGGAGGATTATGAAAATCTTACGCTTAATGGAGCGACCAAAGACGTTGAGGTTCCAGTAACGTCCGTATTACAAATTGAGGTGAACCTGACATGATGCCTCTTCGCTATAGGCAAATGTTGCCCCCGCACATGTATGAGATCGACATGGCCGAGCGGCATTTTGGTGTTATAGAGCTGGTGGTGGATGAGCGTGAAAAGTCGATTGACGATCTTGGAAATCAATTTGTTTTGAAGACCGCTACCTGGTCATTACCCATTTGGGAATGGATATATTTCCGACAGGAGCATGTTGGGACACTGGAGCAGCGCCGTGACGCGATACGTCGCAAACGTTGGGCCAAGCGGCCATTTACGCTGCCTACGTTACGGCTGATCGGTAACAAGTATGGCAATCTGTTGGACGTACAAGAGGATTTTCTCGCTAAGCAAATTCGTTTTGTTTACTCAGTCGAATCGGATTTGGATATTAAAAGCCTGATGGAAGATTTTGAGTACATTCGGCCTGTCCACATCAATAAGGCTTTGCCCTCAATTCACATTGAATTTCATCATGCACATCAGATCCATTCCCGCATACATTTTCGTTCGCGTGTTCGTTTTTTTGGTGGTCGTCCTTGGTATCTGGATGGTGTTGAGTTACTGAGCGGTGCTGCATCCTTGTCTGGATGGACCAACGAGCGCCAGCGATATCGAAACCAGGTGAAGCTCAGGACGCAGCATCAGGAAGAGAATCGACAGGAAAGCGTTGTAAAGGTTCGGCAGAACTATTGGCTGTTGAACGGAAGTGTTCCGCTAGATGGCAGCAGGTTGCTCAGCTCCACAGAGAAAATATCTACAATATAGGAGGTCAATATGGCAGATCAGATTTTAACCATTACAACAGCATACGCTAGGGAGCAGATGGCCCGCGCTCGTGCCGAAGGTGGCACGCTAACCAAGGTGGTCAAAATGGCATTTGGTAGTGGCGGGGTGGATGCAGAAGGCAAGCCGCTGCCGTTGGATGGTACTGAGCAGGCTTTAAAAGCGGAGTTGCTGCAAAAGGATATTACCAGTTGTGAATTCATTGCCCCCGCAACTATTCGTTATGTCTGCTCGCTTGCAGAAAACGAGCTAGCCGGGAAAACGATCAATGAGCTGGCGTTGGTTGATTCGGCGGGCAAGCTAACTGCTGTTCGCACCATGACCAATAAAATCAAGGATGCAGATATGGAGTTTATTTTTGAGATCGATGATATCTACTGATAAGGAGGGATAGATCATGCCAATAAAGCAACCAAGGCGTTTTGTTACCACAGACCAAGGACATGCAGACGTTCTGAATGTATCGATTGATACGCTTTATGAAAACGACCAGGCGTTGGCTGCACAGATTGAAAATATTAAAAACGATCCGGCCGGAAATGACATTGCATCCAAGGCTGCACTGGACAATCACGTCTCTAATACAGACCTGCATGTTACGGCAGCAAAGCAAGCAACATGGAATGCAGCAGAGGGCAACGCCAAGAAGTATACGGAACAGTATGCAGCACCCAAGGCGCATACGCATCCTGCATCGGATTTACCTTCTGCGTCAACACAGGGGCGCGGAATTGTGCAGATTAATACATCGGTAAGCAGCACTTCTACAGATCAGGCAGCCGCGCCGATCGCGGTCAAGACGGCATATGATCGAGCCAATGAAGCATACAGCCGGGCAGACCAAGCTTTTACGCAAGCCGTTGATCTGAAAAATAAAATCGTAGGCGCGATCAACGGCAAGGGAGGAAGCGCCAATACTGATATGACTGCCGATCAAATAGTCGCCTCATTAAATAATATGCCAGTTAAAAAATATGCTAACGGCAATTTAAATCTGTCGATTAGCGGTGAGCCTAATGGGGGACAAACTGCAGCTCTACCTGCCGTCATGACAAGGACATTCCAGCTACCCACAGGATTTAATATAGGTAGGTTGTTCATTCGGGTATCAGCATCCGTCTACGCTATAATTTCGATGAGCAGTGGGTGGAATCAGTTTTCGTTGCCGTCAGGACTTATAACGGTAGCGCCGGATGCACAAGGAGATATCAGCAATACAAACGGGAGTATAGCGGTCAGTTTGTCGGGTACCACTGTAACTGTATTTATCAAGTCTGGAATCTATAGCGGAGCACCTCGCAGATATGAAGCGGGAATATCTTTATGGTGGGCAATCGAATAAGGAGGAGAAAAAGATGACTAAATTTGGAAGACGTATTTTTTATCGGAAAACTACAGGGGAAGTCCTCTTGATTCGTGGAGAAGCACAGGGGGATGTAATCGAATCAACGATCGATGATGATTTCGGTTTTTACCCTGAAATAAAAGCTTTGGACAGGGATCAAGTAGGCGTATTGCAGTTAGAATATGGGCAACACACAGAGGACTTCGCTCTGGCAATTGCTTACCGAGTAGATCCAGCTACACAGAGTATGCTTTTTACTTTTCCAACAGATAAACCCGACGATTCAGTCCCTGTGCCTCAGAAACCTCTCGCGGATCAGGTGGCAGAGCTCAAGACGCGCCAAGATAGCACGGAGGCCGCTATGCTTGCTCTTATGGATGTTACAACCAAATCTTAACGGGGGAGGTGAAATAGATGTATTCATTTTTACTTAACATGTGGACCATGAAAAAAGTTGATGAGCAACGGCTAATTTTGTACACTCCAAAATTTATTAGCGAAGAAGAACAAAAGACAATATTAGCAACACCACAGAATGTTTAGCCAGCGTATCCAATCGGATGCGCTATTTTTATGCCCTCGGAGTGCTCGGGGGCTTTATTTTTTAAGGAGGAAAAGGTAGTGGGCCAAATAAAAATGTTTGGCAGCACCGTATGGACCGCAATGGTTGGGGCATCGGAGAAGGAGGCGGCGGCAGGGGGAGTTACGGCGCTGACTGGTCTGATTGTTACATTTTTGGGTGGGTGGGACAAGCCGCTGAAGGTGCTGTTTTATATGATGGTGGCAGATTATATTTTCGGAGTTATCGCAGCTTTTAAAAATAAGAAAGCGGACAGTAATGTGATGTTTTGGGGAGGAATCCGTAAGGCTACTGTTTTAATGGTGGTGGGTTTATCTGCACAAATTGATGATTGGTTACAACCAGATGCGCCTATTTTTAGGATCGCAGCGATTTATTTTTACGCCGGTCGTGAAGGGCTGTCACTGGCCGAGAATCTTGGGGCATTGGGAATCCCATTGCCGTTCAAGCTTAAAAGTTTCTTGCGGCAGTTGAAAGACAAGGGAGATGAAACAGATGCAACAACGAAATAGACGTAATGCACAAGGGATTGACGTATCTCATCATCAGGGCAGCATTGATTTTAAAAAGGTTGCTGCAGACGGGATCAGTTTTGTTTTCATTAAAGCTACACAGGGACGCTCGTTCCGTTCAAAAACATTTTTGCAGTTTGTGAAAGATGCGAAGACGGCTGGCCTGCTTATCGGGGCGTATCACTACATTGACGACTCTGCCAATACGCCAGAGCTGGCCCGACGAGAGGCGGAAAACTTTGCAAAGGCAATAAAGGACGCTGGAGGCGCGTCCACGTTTGACCTGCCGCCCGTGATGGACTACGAGTCCCATAAGTCCAACCTTAGCAAAACGGCGATTACAGCCGTAGCCAAGGCGTTTTTACAGGAGATTGAGCGGCTTACTGGAGTGCGTCCGATTGTTTATACGTATCCGTCATTCATAGGCAATTTTTCGGGGCTGTCCAGTTATCCATTATGGATTGCAAGGTACAGCGCTACACAAGTACCACCAGATGCGTCCGGTTGGACACGTTGGGACTTTTGGCAGTATTCCGATGGTTCCGCAGGCGGAACGCTGCCGAACGGGAGAATGCGGGTCAATGGCATTGGCGGACCAGTGGACCTTAACGAGTACAACGGAACAGTGGATGAGTTACGTAATTGGATCAAGGGAATGAAAAAGGAGGAAAAAACAGTGTCAAAACAACAAAGAGACATTAACAAAGTTAGCCCATGGGCAGCCGATGCGTGGAAGGAAATGACCCAAAACGGGTATTTTGATGGAACCCGTCCAGGTGCGCCAATTACTCGGGAAGAAGTTGCTGTTGCTCTTAATCGTCTACGTAAAAACATTCTAAAAGGGGATAAGTAATTATTATGATCGAACAATACATTACAACCATTGCACTATCCGCTATTGGCCTGGTTACAATCGGAGCGCTGACTCTTGGCACGGCGGTATACCGAAAGCTAAAGCCATTGTATGAGGCTCGTTTTACAGCAGAGCAGCGCAAGCGAATTGAGCAACTGGCACATGATGCCTATGCTTATGCCGAAACCAAATTTGCAGGCCAAGGAGCTGCTAAATTCCACGGGGCAACTAAGTACCTCGCAGATAAGCTGGGGGCGGTTGGAATACAGGTTGGTTCGGATGAAATAGAATCGGCAGTGCAATTGGCTTGGGAACGTTTTAACCCTGGTAAAACCAAGCGCGTTGATTCTGAATTACAGCCACCTGAAGATGTAGCTAAAGCGGCTGTTTCGGCTTTTGCAGCTAAAGTTAGCGAATTGGTAAACCAAGCTGTGGGAGATAATAAAGTACCTACAGTTTCTACTAAAGAATCAACTGCTGTTCCGGCTACACAACCGCCTGTTACTGCCGAATAA